GTCCGCGTGCGAGTCGTTCATTCTTCTTCGCCCAAGGGTTCATTATCATTCTATTCCTCTCCTCCTGTCGCTTCCTCTCCTCCTCCTGTCGCTTCCTGAGCAACTTTAGATCACGTTTTTTTTTTTATATTTTGCAATAGTTTCTTTTCTCGTCTGCTCTCGTGTTTTAGATCTAGTATTTTGTTTTATGTGTGTTTCCCCCCGCCTCTTACCTATGCTAGATTTCGGCGACATATGATGTGTTAATGTTTGTGATTTTTGTCTAATTAATTCTATCATTTCGTTGTGTTCCGCAGGAGGTAAAGATTTACTTTCTAATTTTTCAATTAGTCTTTTTTCTTTGGCTGCCGTCCTCCTCTCCGCGATATATTTCCGCCAAGCATTAACATTATCTAGTTGTTCATTATGTGTTTGTATTGTTCTACTTAAGTTTAGTTTTTGTTGTCGTCGTCGTCTTGAGGCATCGGGTGTGGCACCCCCGCGACAATTACGACGGGTTTGTCTATATAATTTACGTCGTCTACATTTAGTTCTTCTACGATGAATCATGATATATTATATAAATATTAAAAATCTAACGATTATTGTTGTTGTGTCATTCGCGTTAGTCCATTTAGAACTCCAATAATTTGGTATTACACTTGTTTTATTTGGATATTATTCTTCAAATATTTTTATAATATTGTTGTTCTTTGGTAAGATTATATGATTCGTCAAATAATTTTATATTCGGACTTTTCTAGATGCTCTTGTATAATTTTATACCAAGACCGCTATCCATGACTAAATGCATTTATAAATAAATAATATTAATTTAAACATTATTTATTAGATAATGATTATGCAGATATTTGTAAAAACATTAACTGGAAAAACCATAACACTTGATGTAGAACCAATAGATACAATTGATAATGTGAAACAAAAAATACAAGATAAAGAAGGCATTCCGCCAGACCAACAGCGACTAATTTTCGCAGGTAAACAACTGGAAGACGGTCGTTCATTGAGCGACTATAATATTCAAAAAGAGAGTACACTTCATCTAGTTCTTCGTCTAAGAGGTGGATATTAAAATGTAGGTATATAATAATGTATTATTATAAGCCTTGTTTAAGAAGAAGAAAAGAACATAATAGTATTATTCTGTTGTGCTGCTGTCAAAGTTCTGACGAATCGTATTAGTGATTTTAATTAGTGATTTTATTAATATTACGTGTAATTCTTACATAACACGCGACAACATTTATATATATATTATTATCAATAACTCTACATAATATATTTATTGTGGAACCGAGTGTAGGATTATAGACATATCCTATAAAAGACTTATCGTCAAGATATTCAGCAATATATTTTATAACAATATCATTATTATTACTCCAGACGTGTAATGTGCTGGTAAGGCATCCAGTATATTTATCGAACGACTCGTTCAAAACGTCATACATTTTGAGTATTTTATTTCATTTAGAGAAATGAAATAAAATGCTTTCAATTTTCAATTAAATTGAAAGCAGTCAAATATTATAAAAAATTACACATCATGAATTATACAAACATAACACAAATAAAGAATAACAATGAAAATGAATCTATAACTATTTATGGAGTACTTGGAGGTATATGTGCATTGATTATTATGGTTTATACGTGTTTTCAAGCCAGACACACACACTCACGTGCACGCGGTGATGGTTCTGGTTGCACAGCAAATACCAGTGATCATATAAAAGAATCTCCTGTAGAACCAGAAATCAAATACGTTATTGATATTTCAGGAATAGTATTGAAATCATAAGTATAAATAAATTAAGTTTAAATTGAAAACAAGTAAATTTGTTATGTAAATACATTATTTAAAATGAATTATACAAATACAACACTAAATTATACAAATGTAACACTAAATTATACAAATGAATTAGAAAATAAGAGCGAAGGAATAATTGTTATCATAGTTGTAGTTGCATTATGCTGTTGTTATTTTTATCATACAAGTCTTAGCGATGAAGAATATAATAAACGTTTAAAATTTGGAGTAGAGAGAGCAAAAGGACGTATTGAACTTAGAAATAGTTTGGTTACCAGGGTATAAATTAATCTACGATGGGAACCTCACCTTGTTGTTTTAGCATATCATTAATAATTTTTTCGTTAGTAAATTCATTGTCAAAATGATTTTGATCATTCGTAAGATTGTTGTCATGTTTTTCAAAATGAAGCAATAAAGGGCAATCTTTTGAAACTTTATGATATACATTAATAACAAACGAGTTGCGATAACGATAAAAAGCACGTTCTTGTTTGAAATTATAAGCCGTAACAGAGCACGTCGTGTAAATAACAATTAGGTAAAAGTATGTTTTAACAATGATGTTCATGATTTAGTTATTGTATATTAAATAGTTAATTGCGAGTTCAATTTTATCTTAAACAATTATATAAATGTTTTTAGTAAAAGAAACCTTAGGAGTAGCAGAAATAAATAATCTAGAATTACAAAAAGCCAATAATATAAAAATAACGAATATTAAAGAATTTATAAACGAAATAAACAAACGTAAAATGGATGACCACCACGCTTCTCATTCTAATGATGTAAATCAGTTTCTTCATTTTTTATCTTCGTCTCTTTTCATTTACAGTTACATAATTATGTACAATCAATTATATACAGCAGTAAATTCTTCTGTATTGTCTATGATTTTGAGACAATCGGGACATATTATTTTTGAACCACCGAGTCATGACAAACAGAAGTTACAATTAGGATTTAATACCAGATCAAAAATGTTTGTTTTAATGTTGTATTTAATGACACCATTAATTTATTTTATAGAAAACGATATCCATAAAATAATTGTTTACAAAACGACATTTTTAATATTTGGACATACGATGGGATTATATAATACATACGGCTTTATTATTGCACTAGTATGGCTAACCAAGTTTTTCACGGATCCATTCACAGACCTCTTAGCATATTATCCTAGTTTGTGGCGCATATTTATCACTCCTGATTGGAAAGAAGCAAAAAAAATGCATATATTTAACCACTATCTTAAGCATTGAATGTACAACAAATCCTTTATATATTCCTAAGACATATAATTGTTTACAAAACAATGATACATTTTAACGCGAGGTCCAAGTGGTAAAGTTTTATAAAGTATACAATTATTTTCTAGTAATAATTCGGAATTATTAATAACATCAATATATCCATAATTTACAATATTATTAAATTCATTATAATTTTTAAATTTAATACTTATTAGTTTATCTAACGATCGTTTACTTAAGGATAATTTAAATATATGTTTTTTTAGATAATTATCAAAGATTTCATTATTCAGTTCTTTTTTTTCAGTACGTTTCAACGCATATTCATGAATAATAAACAATACATCATCGAATAGAAATGGAAATATTCTTTCCATGTTTTGTATTAAATGTTCTTGTTATTTTATTGTTCAATTATTTAATAAACTAATGCTGCGACGAGGGGGCGTTTTCGTATTTTTCTAGTCATAATACCTATTGTTCTATAAACTGCATCTACTTTAATTCCTCTTCTAGGATAGATGATAGTTGGTTCTTGATACCATGACGACGAACGGATAAATTTATATACATGTATACTTTTTCTTGTTAATTGTGGAAAAAGTATAGGATTAAAGGATATTACTGAACGTTGATATTCTGTTAACATAATACGCAACGCTTCTGTTATAATAGAATTAAATTGCATAACAGGTGGATGTGTTGCATGTCCATACATCAACGTTTCTTCAACATCAACAAGAGTGTACGCGGAGATAGTGTGTGCAAGTTTATATGAATACCATTTATTATAATACCATTTAAGTAATTTTTTGATTTTATTAAGTTTATTTAAATAAGGTTTGTTACGTTTTTTTATCTCTTTATTCATAGAATTACACAAATAAATATTATTATTAATTTTATGATATTTTGTAAATATCAAATCGATAACCTCATTTGGAATATTCATTTGTTATATATATAACATAAATTGAAGTAAATTTAATATCAATTTATATTATAATATCAAAATGACTACTGCTTTCTTAGCGGTAACCCCTATAAAAAAAATTAGAAGTTGCCCTGTTATTATGATGAGAATGTCCGAACCACTCTCACCTAATACAATTAAAAAGGAAATAGCGGTTGGAACCTTGATGGCGGTTTCAGGATTCTTTCTTACGGGAGAACACCATCACTTAATTACATATAAAGAATTGGAAGAAACCATTACATCGGAAACGATAAATATATTTTCAAATATGCATTATGATAAAAAGTCTATTATAAATAGACTCTACAGATTAAAAAAACATAACATTTTGATTATGATGTTAATTATGCCTTTTGTAATAAGGATAGCAGTATTTGTAGGAATTGAACTATTATTATAGTTTAGGAATATATATGAAATATTTAACCGTTTTATTATTTGGATTATTTCAATTTTCTAATGCATTTTTACCGTCCCAAAATGACTTTGGATTAAAAATAGTTAAATCTACGTCGGGTATGCTTGCAAATGCGGATTCGGTTGGACATCGTGTACTGAATGGAAACAAGATTATTATAGATTATTTATTAGACCACAAAGAAATTGCCATACAATATAAAAAACCTGTAATATTATTTTTAATAGAAACTGCGCAGATGGGTGATTCCGCAGGTTCACAAATTTTAGAAACATATCATACTATGGTAGACCATTTGTTATAATGAAAAATTAAAAATATTTTTCATTATAATGAAAGATTGCTTTATATCATCATTAAAAAGAACTCCACAACCATTAGTTAAAAGGAATTTTAATAATCCATTGCCTGGTATTGAAGTCGGAATACCGGTAACAATATTTGAAAACATTTTTACAACTAACCATTACGGATTTGATATTACAACTCCGAAAATTTTGTTACTTCAATTTGGTACAGCATATCTAACATACGGATTTGATCGGTTATTTGACTCAAACGAAACAACAAACGCCACTAATAAAAAAGAACTTTATAAATATTATAACGATAATAGAGGAAGTATAATAACCTCAATGTCTATTATATTTGTTTATACATCTTATTTATTATTAGAAACACCTGAAACCACCCCATTTATATTTTTGCTTTTTTCTACATTCAAATATAAAGATATTAAACCATGGTTGGGTCAATACAAGCCAATATATATAGCTGTAATGTGGACGATTGCTAGCTATGTTCTACCGTGTGTTATACATGACCACGATTATTCGTGTCTTTCATATCCAATAGATTATTCACCTATGATGTTGACTATATTCGGAACTAGCAATTTAGCCGACACAAAAGACATAGATGAAGATTATAACAATAATATTACCACAATACCTGTTCGTTATGGTTATAAGTTTTCAAATACTCTTAGTGTATCTGCTTTGTTTTTGTCAAGTATTTTGTTTTTTATTAATCATAACTACAATGATAGACCTATAATTAATAACTTATATGAGATTCAAAATATTGTTTCTTTTGTTATTCCTTTAATAACTAATAATACGATACTTAAACTTTTCGATACAATATAGATGTATTATTCACTGATCGTACTTTTCTAGAACTAATTATCTTTGAAGCTCTAATAGCTAACCTGCTTGTTACGTCTGTATAAAATTTACCTAGTTCATCCATAGCTTCATCAACGTGCTCCTCGGGAGTTTTAACAATTTCTTCGTATTCTTCTTCTGTTATAAAATTTTTAATAATTGTGCTTAACCAGTATTTATATTCATTCAATAAGTCTTCGTTTCTATTATATGATCCCTTGCTTATAGTTTCGTGCATCATATTAGACCACGTATCGTCTAATATATCACTATGTCCAAAGTCCGATGCTACTATAGTTTCGACGACGGCTTTTTTAACTATTAGGTCGTCAGGTTTAAGTTCAAAAGATGGTATGAATGGAACGGTGAAATCTTTTGGTGATAGGTTCCAAGCATAACTACGGTCAGCATTTAAAAATAATACTTTTTCTACTTGTTTTAAAACTAATGGTTTATTACGCAAATCTTTAAATATAAAACTATTATCCACAGGATCAAGTAAGACAAGGGTTTTAACGTCTCTATTTTTGGAACACACATTAATAGCGTTTATTGAACCGGATGAATGACCAACAATAGTTACGTTCGCATAATCGTTAATCAGGTCGTCAAGCAAGTCATCTGTTTCTTCCATATCTGGTCCAGCCACATAGGCTGACACTCCTTGATTTGATAGATGTGATAAAAACGTATCATATATCTCTCCGGGTATGACCGAATTTAAACCGGTAAAAAATAAAACACAAGGTCTTTCTTTTCTTACAACGTTTTCAATTTCGTATATAGGATTCTCATTCTCAGCATCCAATCGCCGTTTAATTATCTTGCTCATTGATTTAAATACCGGCGTAAACCCATCATTTAAAGCGAAGGATCCCATTATCAAAAGTTTAAAAAGGTTTGAATAACACATTATAATATGTGTATATATTATAATCTTTAAACTAAATTAAAAGATTCATTACTTAATATACTATAATGAACGTCGCTTTATCATTATTATTATTTGTATATTCTACTAATGCATTTGTCAGTAATTTACCT